GCATCGGCGGGGCGGCTGTTGGTTTCTGGCGTGGCGGTATAAATCAGAAGAACTATGAAAAGAAGGGCGAGATAGCGGCATGGGATCGCCTTCAGCAGAATCGGGCCAGTGTCTTCGGAGCGACAAGCATCCAAAGCATCAGAGATGAGTTGAAAGCGTATGACGATTTTCTTGCTGATCCGGCAGCGATGAAGGTGGCGGCTGAGCAGCAAGGCGTGTCTTACTCCCATTTCGTGGCGGGCCTAGAAGGAGGAAGGGCTGGTTTTGCCGGGGATGTTGAGGAACGCATCGCATTGTGGACAGGCTCCATAGACACCATCATGGGGACCACGGGAGAAACGTTTGCGGAGGTAGAAACTAATGCTCACCGGTTGGGTCTCAATTTGGGAAATGCCGCCGATGCCGCCCAATACTTCTTCAGAATGAATGAAAGGTGGGGAAGTTGGCTGAGGGATGACGGCTCAGTCCGGGGAATCACTAGGGATTATTTTGCATCTACTTTGACGGGCGTTATTTCTAATCGGGTTGAAAATAGCGTATTTACTCAAGGTACTGAGAACGAGCGATTGATGCAGGCGAGGACTCAGTCTGCTGCTGCGAACACTGCATTTATGAACCGGATCTCCACGGGAGAGTTCGACTGGACTAAGGGTTCGGACGACAGGGCGCTGGCTCAGGGTGTTTTGGATTCTACGCTGGCTCTCGGGTTGCAAATGGGGTTGGAAGGTAGCGAGTTGGACACGTTCGCTCAGAACGTCGTTGCAGGGTTCAGCGTCTCGGCGCGGAGTAGGGGCTATCAGTTTGATGACAGTGCGTTCAACTTTGCTGGCACATCATTTGGGGCTGAGTTTGGAAGTAGTTTTGATCTTACGTCTAAGAGTGCATTGAAGGAGTTCACGGAGACTCCGATCGGTAAAGCGATGACTCAGATTATGGATGGCGGATTGATGTATGAGCAGGAGGAGCGTGACCAAATACTCCGACAGGCGATGGAGTCGGGTGATCCTGAAGGAGCGTTGGAGAGGTTGAACGTCTCGCTTTGGAGCAAGGAGTCTCAAGACGCTGCGGAGCATCTACATACTTTGGGGGATGAAGCGGAAAGGGCGGCGCGGCGGATGGGTATGCTGGGGCTTGATCCCAACAATTTGCCGAGTAATGGTGGGCCGGAGTCACAAGGTGGTTATCAATTGGATCCGGGTCAAAGGAATTTTCGGACTCCCGTGCTTGATGCAGTCGCCCCCACGCTGCCGCCGCCGCCGTCGAACAGTAGCCCGAGGAGAACATGGTGAGCAGCGTCGTTCGTTTTGCAATAGCAGGCTCCAGTGGGGCAGAGGTCTTGGCTCGGCTATCCCGAGTGGGCAGGGTGTTTATCAGACAGCAACCTTCCGGTGAAGCCAAAATGGTAGGCGGGGGTTACTCTCGGGATGAGGTGACTGGTCGCCTCGTCAAAAGGCCGGAGGGTTTGGTGAAAACTCTCAATCTGACTGATTTAAAAACTTTTGAGTTTCCGTATGGTCCTAAAGAAATAACTTACGAAGGAGCCGCTCTTGATTATCAAGAAATTCAGCGGCCCGGTTTGAAACCGATATTGAAATCTATCGCCCCTAAACTCAGGAGAATAGCGTTAAGTGCTGTTCTGGCTGATCGTTCTAGTTTCGGTGTGGACTCCGTTGAAGATCAGATTTCGATATTAAATAGTATAGCGCAGGATGATTTGGATTTGTCGTTCGTGCATGGCGGGGTGCATTTAGGTTATCTGGTTCGGTTAACATCGATGACTATTACTTCATTAGAGCGAACGCTTAATGGTGAAATAACTCGGGCAATGTTGGATCTGAATTTCCAAGAGAGCAGTTCGATCAATGTTGATGTGGTTAGTTTGACGGCCATTACCGCTGAACCCACTACACCTGATGCGGTGCCCAGTCCAGACGGGGATAAGGTGGAGGCGTCGGCCTCGGATACTATTGCTGCCGTGGGTGCTGAACTTTTATCACCCGGGCCGAGTAAAGAGCAATTGCTTTCAAGTAGTGGATAGATAATTGATATGGAACAGATAGAAGATCTAACTATAGGTGTATTAAGGGAGTCTGCTCAAAGGGAAATACAGGACTTAATTTTAGAATTGGGCGTTGACCTCACCTTAGATATGACGACTCAAATGCGTTTCACTGTTTTGGATCCTGATCTCAAGATGATGAAAGCCAATTATTTTCAGGTCCGTCGTCCAGTTGTTTTCAAGGGCTTTGAGTATGAGATTTCCGGAGTTGAAGCGTTGCGCACTGCTGGCCGGACGGATGAATGCAGGGTAACGATGCGTTCTTTGCCGATTCAAAGAATGAGACGCGAAAAGGGTGAGCAGAATTGGTCCAACATATCAGCGGCGCAGTTTGCTCAGCAGGTAGCCGAACGTAATGGTCTTGGTATGTTTATTCAAGACTCTCCTGAAAGACCCGGAATTATTCGTCAACAGGGGGAGAACGTTGATGAGTCAACGTGGGATGTTTTGCAGCGCCTCGCCGCCGAACTTGAGTACATTGTTTTTGAAAGTTACGGTGTTTTATATTTTACCAGTGAAGAATTTTTGATTGAACGTCAACCGACGATAGTGGTTGATATGTTTGCTTCAGAAACAGATCCGTGGTTTCCGTATTCTTTTGCTTTAGTTCAAAATGATGACGATTGGAAGGGTTCAGCATTTACTTTGCAGGTGGGGCGGGAGCAGGGGATGAAGTTGCGTCCGGGGATGAATGTGGAGTTCACGAATTGTGGGGCTTTTAGCGATGGAAGAAAACATTTAATTACTTCTGTTACATGGACCGAAGCCGATCCGACTCCCGTGGCGGTCCAAGGTAGGACGTTGAAGGAAACGGAGGACACTGTTGCTGATACTACCGTCGGTAGGGGTGTTGCACCGTGGGGTTCGCGTGTTCTTCAGGAGGGTATGGGTACTCCGGACAACCCGCAGGCTGACGTTAGGCAGTTGCAATCCTATCTGGTACAAAATGGGTACATAGCCGAGGAAACAGGTATTTTCGATAGTGTAACTAAAGCCGCCGTGATGGCATGGCAAAGAGATAACGAGTTGGGAGTGAAAGATGTTGTGCTGGTTTCAGCACTTTCTCCGAGTGACCGTGTGAGATACAAAAACCAAGAAACTATTACGACTTATATAGTTGACGGGATCATCGATACTGACGAATGGGCAATTATCTTGGCGGCACCGTCAGGAACTAAGTCAGATTTACCGGCGTTCCTTGCCGGTCCACCATCAACGTATTCGACTGCGGGGGCGTTGAAAATTGATGTTGATTTTATTGTGAATCCTGAAATAAAGGTTTACTCCTGATGGGATATGTAACCAGAACTAAGGCATACTCACGAGGAGCGCCAGCGAGTTCAGGCTTTTATCAGGCGGTCGTTACGGAAGTAGTCACTGCTGAGATTGATCCGTTTGGGATTCGTGTTGATGTTCCACGGTTGGGCCATAAGAATTCTGGTCCTTTCCCGTATGTTGGTCCTCCTCCGGCGCTGGGGGATGCGGTGTGGGTGAGTTTTCAGGAGTCTCGCCCGGACGAGTTGTTGGTGTTCAACGCTGGGCATCAGGATGGTGATGACATTGGGGAGGGGACGTACCGGTTCGGTGGTCAGGTTGAGGAGTGGGGTGTGACGTTGCACGTTGAACCTACTTCTTATGTGGGTTCTAGTCGTGCGTCGATGAGGTTCGACAAGACGGGTGTGGGTGGTGGTGGTGGTGCTGCCGGGGTGAATGGAAAAACTACAGGCGATCTTTTTGCCTATGATTACAATAGCAACGGTTGGCTGATTTATCACATGGGCGCTTGGGGTTCTTTCGCTACGGGTAAGGAAGATTTAGCGAATTGGAATAATACTGCTTTTCATATTTACGGCGGGAATAAACACGGAACTCCCAGTGGAAATTTCATGCGGCGGCTCGTTATTTATCCCAGTTACAACTCTGACGGCACTGGGTATGAGCGTCTCGTTTTGTCGTGGAGCCATGAAGACTCTACTCAAACCGCTCCGAAAGACAATGATGTTAGTTACTATTGGTTGGACATAGGCAAGTATGGGTACATGCTTGGAGACTTCCGTCCGTACCCCGACGACACCTACGACTTGGGCTCGTCAAGTTTCAAGTGGAATGATATTTATGCTACTAACTCCACGATTCAAACATCCGACCAGAACTTTAAAACGGACATCACCGATTCCGATTTGGGACTGGACTTTATAAACGCATTGCGGCCTGTGTCGTTCAAATGGCAGGAAACCAGTGGACGGCCCGGAGAGCGAAAGCATTACGGCCTGATCGGTCAAGAAGTTGAAGTGACGCTTGGTGCTGCTGCTTCCGGCACGGCACTGTGGATCAACTCTCACATTGAAGCCTCACCAGCGGTATCGGCAGGATTAGACGAAGAAGGAAACGAAGTAACTCCTGCCATGCCAGCGGTTGAAGAACATTATCGCCAAGGAATCCGGTACAACGAACTGATAGCGCCTATGATTAAATCAATACAAGAATTAACTGCTCGTGTTTCGGCACTGGAGGCATAGTAATGATTCCAACTAAAAAGAATGTCGATCTTTCTCTACTTCACCCGCGTTTTGTAAAGCGGTTGGAAGCCTTTTTTGGAGATCCGCGTATCAGTGGTCGTGTGAGGATTACGAGTGGTTGTCGAACTTATGCCAAGCAAAAGTATTTTTATGATGGCTATAAAAATCGTAAGGCTGGCTTTAATTTAGCCGCTAATCCCGATAGAAGGCATGGGCCTAAAGCCTTGAATGGTGTCGGTATTTGGCGTGGAAGTTGGCACATGGAACAGGATGACGGATTTTGCTATGCGGTCGATTTCGGTTTGTGCGGCAATGGAATAAAAAAGTGGGAAGTAAACAACATTGCCAAAGAGTATGGGATGCATCCAACCGTTAAGGGCGAATGGTGGCATCATCAACCCCGTAAATCAACAGAGTGGTTTGATGCTCCGGCACTGGCACACGCCGGTGTTAAGGAAGAAGTCAAAGAACCGGTCATGGATTGGGCAGCATTGCTTAGGTATCACGCTGTTCTTACGGCTGAAATCAGAACGAATCCGATTCGGAGGAAAGAGCGTTCGGATCGGGTGAAGGTGTTGCAGCGTCGGTTGGGGTTTTTGGGTATTGATTGTGGAAAGATCGACGGGATCTTCGGTTGGGGGATGAAGCACAAGGTCAGGAAGTTCCAGCGGATCAACCGTCTGACCGTTGATGGGATTGTAGGTCCGGGTACTTGGGGTGAAATGTGGGGAGATGAACCGCTGTCATGAATTTGTTTCGTTCGGGCCGGTGCCCACGGGGTAAAATCCTGTTGCTGCTAACACTAAAGTAGGGTTTTATGGATGTACTATCATTTCCTTTGAAGTTCTCTAATAGGGGGGAGTTTATTAGGGTATCGGATACGTCTGATGAGTACAAGGCTCAGCAGATAAGGGCGTTTGTGTCTACTCACAAGGAGGAACGCAAGGTGTTTCCCATGTTTGGTGTGACTGATCCTACGTTTGATGACTTTGTTCCACTTGAACTGATTGATTCAATATTGCAATTTTATGGAACTACACTCGGTTTATCGGATGTTGAGATTGTCAAGAATCAAGGTGCAATAAACACGATCGAAATCAACTTTAGTTAGGGAATATTATGGTTTCTCCAGATTGGACTTCATATATTGATTTAACTCCGTATGATTCTGCTGTTACGGCAATTCTTGAAGAGAGTTTGACACAGGCGAAGGCGTTATTACCGGAGTGGACTCCTCGTGTCGGCCAGATAGAAACAACACTGTTGGAGGCGACCGCTTTTCAAACGGCCAACTTGGCAAACGCGGCCAACAGGTTACCCGGATCCACAGTTGAAACCCTACTGAAATTGCATGGGGTTACTCGTTCCAACGGTGTTAAGGCGACGGCGACGGTGGCGTTTACGTTTGCTGACAACTATGGACATACGATTCCCGCTTTGACTCCACTCGCGTATTTTGGTCCTGCGGGTGCAACCTTTGTTTACTTGCTTGATGCTACGGCGACGGTGGCGTCTGGTTCTACTTCTCTGACTGGCGTGGCGGTTACTGCCCAAGCGGTTGGAATTGGGTATAACACTCCGTCTAATGGGAGTTCTCTTCAAAC